TGCCCTTTGACCGAGCCTTCCGTCATCGAGCGGTAGGTGTGGACGCGGGCAATCTCGCCATTGCTCCCGGCGAGTTCCTTGACCTGCACGGATTGCGTGGTTTCCACGCTGTCAATGAGTGCGCCCGCATGGCGCGTGATTCCGAATGTGACGTCGCTGGCTGGCATGATTACCTCATGCCGCGTGTCAATTTGCCGGGACGCGGTATCCGGTTTTGAGGGTGATCGTAGTGAGAAACTTCTCGTCACCCGCCTCCTGCGCCGAGCTGCTGATCACGTAGCCGCAGACCTGCACACTGCCGCTTGCATTGAGTGCCGCGAGCATGTCAGCCTTCGCCGCAAGCAACGCACGAATGCGCCCCGCCCTGGCTGCGTGTTCGCCTGGCGTGGTGTCGTTCGCGTGACTCTCGATCCTCAGTTCGACCTCAGCCCGGAACACCTCCGCTGATCCAGCCAACGATTCGGATTTCGAGACAACGGTGACTGCCGGAAGTTTGTGCGCGTCGCCATCGAGTGCGGTAAAGAAATGGATGCCGCCGAGTTGATGGTCGGCTTTGAGCACGGCGCATATCGCCAATTCCAGAGCGTGGTCGAGCATGGTCAGTCCTCCGGTGAAACCACCAGCACCACCATCGGGTAGCGTGGGTGATCGGTGATGCGCGTGATCCGGTATTGGGCAGTCTCGAAACCGATGATTTCCCCGAGCTTCGGGCGTGCATCACCGAGAGCGGATCGCATGATTTTGATCGTGAAGTCCCCGGTGCCGGAAAAACCGCCGAGGCCAAGGTCTTCACCAATCGCCGGGTCGGATACCAACGCGGAGTAAGTCCTCCCCTTCCAATTCACCGGTTCGCCGATCTCCGCAATTATCTCGGCCGCGTCTGCGGCCATTTCGTCTTTGATGCTCACGCCCGACAGGGCGCTGTCAACGTAGTGAAAAGCCCCCGCACCGTTTCCGATGCGGGGGCTTCTCTATGACCACCAAATGTGATGACGCTTACGGAGTTGCGGGCCGAACGATCCGCTCAATCACCGGCTTGTTGCCTGCCGCAAAACCATACATCAGCGTGTAGCTGACTTCCTGGCGACCGAGGCGACCGTCGTAACGGTCACGGACTTGAATCGAGAGGCTGGTGCGCGAATCGGTGACGACGCTGATCACTGTGTCCCCGGTGTTGGCAGGCACATCCGGGATGCGGGCCGCCATAATCAGGCCCTCGCGAATGCCCGCGAAACCGACCAGACGCTCGGCATTCTCCGGCAGCGCGGAGTATTCGATCACGGTGAACCCGTTCACGTTCGGCAGAATGCCGGACACGACCACGTTCCCGGCTTGCGGGGTGATGTAAGCCTTGTAAAGCGCCTCGTCCTTCTGGAGCGCGTTGTAGTAGTCCGAGTTGACGAACATGAACCGCCCCATGTCAGGGATGAACCGCTTATTGAGCTTGGTGGCGATGTCCACGACCGCGTCGCGCCCGAAGGACGCCTGGGCAACTTCGGTTTTGTTGTTGAAGTTGGCGTTGATGATCAGGGCGAGCAGGTCATCACAGACTTTCCGACCAAGCGCGTAGGCCACCTTGTCGGCGTAACGCTGGTTCAAGTCGATCTCGCTGGTGGAACGCTCGACATCGGTGATCGCGTAGCCCGCGTATGCGTGCTTGTCGATTTTCACCTTCACGTCCACCTGCGCCTGATCATCCGGGACGTAACCCGTTGTGGGGTTGAAGTCCTGCGCGACGGTCGGCGTCACGATATGGGTGACGATGTCCTGATTGAACTTGACGCTCGCGTCACTGAAATCGGTGGCGATCTGCCCCAGAAGCGGAAACTTCGCGAGGAGCGTGGTGAGTGCGCTCTGTGCAATCAGAGCGGCGTTAACTGTGGCGTTCGTGTTGGGCATGGCGGATTACCTGTTGAGAAGAAGCGGAGCGATGTGCTCCTGATAGAAAAGGGCGGCCTCCTGCGGCTTGCGCGCGGCGACCAGTTCGTTGAAACGGGCGATCAATTCCTGTGTGGAAGCGCCTGGAGTAGCGGCGGGCTTGTCACCCTGCGGCGTGACCTTGGCCGGAACCGGGGTGCCGCATTCGGCGGCGATCCGGGCGGCTTCGATGGCCACCTGTTTGCGGAAGTCGCCGTCGGTGGCTTCGAGTTCGGCGTTTCGCGTGGAAAGAGATTCGAGAGTCTGCTTCGCCGTTTTGAGGTCGGCGTCGGCTTGCGTGTGAACGGTGCGCAGGGAATCGAGTTCTGCGGTGAGAGATTCAACCTGAGCGGTCAGTCCGGTGACTTTCTTCGCCTCTTCATCGGTGAGTGCGATGCTGGCGGCGAGGTCGGTTTCAAGCTTCGCAGCTTTCGCGAGCGCCGACTGGAGTTGATCTTCAATAGCGGAGTCCATTGCCGTGGGTTCCGTGTCAACCCGTGCGAGATGCGGCGTATGGGCGACGTGATAAACCCGGAGTCGGCGAAGCGCCTCGGCACGATCCGGGACGAGTCCCGCAAGGTTGAACCGCTGCGCCTGTTTGCCGGAGAAGTCCTGCCCCTCCATCGCGGACGCCGGGATGCTGCGGCCACGCGAGAGCACTGCCGCATGAAAATCCTGAGCCACATCCCGGAGATTCCCGTTGATGAGCGTGCGCTGTTCGTCGGTGAGAGAAACACCGGGCGTTCCCATCGCCTTGAATTTTCCGACGGAGAAAACCTCGACCTTGATCCCATTGCGGTTGAATGCCTCCGAGCTGTCCACCACAGGCAGGATGACGCCGATGGAGCCGACCCGTGCTGAGGGTGTCGCGTAAATCGCCTGGGCCTGTGATGCGAGCCAGTAGGCCGCCGAGCACATAAGCCCGGAGGAAAACGCATAGACCGGTTTGGATTCGCCTACGGAGGCGACCTGCGCGGCGAGTTCCGGCGTGCCGGCCACGGTGCCACCGGGGCTGTCTATGTCGAGAAAGACGGCATGGACATCATTCCGGCCCGCCGCATCCTGCAACGCGGCTGAAATGTCGTCGTGGGACGTGGCCCCGAAAAGCAGACGGGAAAGTCTGTCAGGCGAGCGGATGATCGGGCCATGGATGTCGATCACTCCGACGCCGTTTTCAACGGACAGAAGCGAGGGAGACTCTGAAACCGATCCGGGGCGCTCGGCGCTGATCGCGTCGGCCATTGCATGAATGGCTTCCGGCAGGATCAACCACGGCTGGCGCAGCAGTAGGGCGACATTGAGATTCACGCCCATCAGGGCATGTCAACGGGAGCGATCAACCATCCTGCGCCTTCGAGCCTTGCGGGGGATCGCCCGCATCCGTCGGCGGTTGCGCCGTGTCCGGCGGGCCGTCCATCGGTTTCCAAAGCATGCCGACGGGCACCTGATACTTGGTCGCCGTTTCGATAATGAGGCGGGCGTCCCGTGCGCGGCGCTCGATTTCCTCGCCGAAGTCCGCGCCGAGTTCTTGGTAATGGTCGCTGATCGTTTTCAGCCCCATCTCAACATCCGCCCGGTTCTGCTGGGCTTCGCGGCCTGCATCCACGGTGATCCTGCGCGGGGTCACGCAACTGATCTTCCACCAGAAATCGACCGGTGGCAGCAGTTGGCGCGTGATGGCGTCGCCGATGACATAAAACCAGACCGGCTTGATGAGCCGGGTAATGAGAACCATCTGCCGATGGGAAAATCGCCGGTCAGCCTTGGCGACCACGAGCCGCACGCCCGCGCCGCCCACTTTGGATGAATCGGCCGCAAACTCAAACGGGATCATGCCGAGGGCGGAATCGCGCCTGAGATGTTCGAGGAATCCGGTGAAAGTCGGGCTGGGCCGGTTCGATTGGAAGCTGTCGAGCGATTCGTCCGGTTTGAGGGCAACGAGTTTGCCACCGATGATTTTCTGAAGTTCGCTCGGTTCGCTGGGAGTGGTGTCGGTTGCGCCCGTTCCGACCGAGAAATCGCCGCTTTCGTCGAGTTCGCCGCGCTGAGTCTTGAGCACGCGGGCCACGTCCGCATTGTCCTTCACCGCATGTTTTTCAAGAGCCAGAAGCTCCATTTCATCGAGGACATGATTGATCGAGTGCTGGAGTGTGGGAGCGTGTCGCACCGAGCTGGCCGATTCCGGCTCAAAGATGTGTAGCACGGCGCTGGCGGGCAGGTCGCGATTCGTGCCGTCATCCTGAATCAACCGGTAAAAATACGGAGCACCGAAGGCGTCCAGTCCGATGCCATCAACCGTTTCGACGGCTCCCGAACCGTTGCCGATGCGGTGTGTTTCAACCATCTGGAGGCGCGGTTCGCGTTCCGCATCGCGGGTCCGGTGAATGAAGTATTCGCCATCCACGTCGATTCCGCGGCAAACAAGAGACTGGCATTCCTCGAAAGAAAACCGGCGTGTTACCTCGCAGCGCGCCGACCAGTTTGCGAAGTATTCCTCCGCTTTTCGGTTCCATTCCGGGTCAGGTGACTGTGCCTGTGGGCGGATTCCGTCTCCGGTGGAGTAGATCGCCATGTTGGATACCAACTCCCGGACGAAACCGGAATTGCGGTGAAGGTATCGGGACCGGCGCACGAGTTCGCCCCGCACCGTTGGAGTGAGATCGCGTTTCGTGTCGCCCGGTGACGCGCCGGGCACGTTGCCACGCCGGGGCGACCAGTTTGCGGACTCATAGGGCGAAAGCCACGCCTTGGGAGCGAGGATGGGCGGCACGATCATGCGTGC